CTGAGCTGGCTAACCGTTGTTATGGTACTTATCGGTGCGTTGTTAAGGGCGAGTATATTGATCCAGACGAGATGATAAGCTTTGACTCGGCAGGTATTGAGAACATGACCAACTTAAAGTCTGAGTTATGTAGAATTCCAAAGAAGCCAAACCCGAACGGACTTATCCAAATGATGAGTAAGAAGGAAATGAAGACGCTAGGCATCGAATCGCCTAATGATGCCGATAGTGTTATGATGACGTTATTTAGACCAACGGCAGAAGTAGAGCCGATAAAATTAAACTTTAAGAGTGAATTCTAGTGGCAGACCAAACAGACCTAGAGAAAATACACAAGATAGCCTTAGATGAGTTCGAGGTTATCCAGACCCGTGAGAAGGATCAGCGGGAGCTTGCTGTAGAAGATTCCAAGTTTATTAACGTAGAAGATGGGCAATGGGACGAAGAGGCCACAGAAAAGCGCGCAGACCGTCCTAGATACACCATAGACCGCACATCTCCCGCAATAGACCAGCTAGTAGGCGATCAACGCCAGAATAGAACCTCGATTAAAGTAGACCCCGTTAGCGGTGGTGCAGACGAAGATGGCGCTAAGCTAATGTCTGGCATTATCCGCAATATCGAAGCTCGCTCAAAGGCAACGCAGGCTTATGATATTGGGTACGATGAGAACGTGACGGGTGGTTTTGGTGGCTGGCGCATTCTTACTGAGTACAATGACGATGACGCTTTTGAGCAAGACATTGTTATTAAGCCGATTAAATCAGCAGCTACCTCGTTATTCTTTGGGCGCTCCGATGAGTATGACAAGCGAGATGCTGGGCACGCTTTCCTCGTTTCTGATGTTGACATTGAGGAATTCAAGCGCGAGCATCCAGATGTAGCTATAACAGATTTCAGCGCAGAGGCTTATTCTACTGGCGTATGCACTAGCTGGTTCAAAGATAACACCATGCGGATTGCTGAGTATTGGGTTAAAACTCCTGTTACCAAGAATCTCGCTCTATTGTCTGATGGCCGTGTCATTGACAAAGACGAAGAAGAGGCCGTACTTGATGAGCTTGCAGAAAAAGGCATCACGATAGTCAAGGAGCGATCAGTTAAGTCTCATAAGGTTCAGATGTACAAGATGAACGGCGCTGAGATATACGATGGCCCGAATGATTGGGCTGGTAAGTTTATCCCTCTGGTTCCTGAATTTGGCAAGGTTGCCAATATTGAGGGCAAAGAGTTTATTAGAGGATTGGTGAGAAAAGCCAAAGACCCGCAGCGTATTTATAACTACGCAACGTCAACAGCAATAGAGACGGCAGCGTTAACACCTAAAGACCCCATCTGGATAAGTGCAAAGCAAGCTGTAGGGTACGAGAAAGAGCTGCAGAACTTTAATGTAAGCAACTCGCCTTTCATGCTGTTCAATCCAGACCCCGACCTTCCTGGAATACCTCAGCGCGGTGGCGCGCCTTCTGTACAGTCTGCTTTGCTTGAGACCGTGCGACAAGCTGAGAATGATCTGTTTATGACTACAGGCATGGGGCCGCCTTCTGTTGGTATGAATCCTGGTATGCAATCAGGTATAGCTTTAAAGCGCCAAGATGAGAAGGGAGACAGAGGTTCGTACATATTCCAAGACAATCACTCCAAGTCAATTCAGTATTGTGGCGACATTCTTGTAGACTTGATCCCTCGAATTATAGACACTGATAAGATTGTTCGTATCCTGCATTTAGATGGGAAATCAGAAGATGTGCAAGTTAATCAGGCAGCGCTTGATGACTTCAATCAGCCAATTATTGATGAGGAAACCGGTAAGCAGGTTATAATTAACGACCTGTCCAAAGGTAAGTACGAGGCATCGGTGTCAACTGGCCCCGCATACAGCACTCAGCGCGAAGAGTCAGCATCTCAATTGATTGACTTGGCTGCTGCGTCACCACGCTTTGAGGCCATCTCTACTGATTTGATTGCTAAGAACCTGAATATCCTTGAGAGTGACGAGCTGACTAAACGAGTTAGAAAATCAATGATTAGCGAGGGTATTGTAGAGCCGTCAGAGGATGAGATTAAAGAGCTTGGTCTTGACCAAGAGCAGCCTATTGATCCTCAGCAGCAGGCCATTACGGACAATATAAATATGGAAACTGAGAAATCTATCAGCACTATTGAAAAGAACGATGCTGAGATTTATCAAATGACCATTGAGAATCAGGCTAAGGCTATCGACTCATATCAGAAGCTAATGGAGGCAATGGTTAAGCAGCAGGAAGCAGGTATACCGCTTGGCACCGATGAGAAAGGGCTTAAGGATGGTGTTGAGGCATCAGTTGAAGTCACAACAGATCAAACTATTCCATAAGCATTGATTTATGGTAAACTAGGTTACAATAAGTATTATAGGCAAACGTAAAGCCTCGATTTACGGCATAGAATAGGATAAACCCATGACAGATGAAGCTGCACTAGACGAAAACATGCCACCAATTGAAGAAGTTGTTGAAGAGACAACCGAAACTATAGAAGCTGTTGAAGTCGAAACTACGGAATCAGCCCCCGCCGATGTGGATACAACCGATGAGCACGATGGTGTTCAAAAACGTATCAATAAAGCTGTTGCTAAACAACATGCAGCGATTAGACGAGCAGAGGCGGCGGAGCAGAAGTTAGCGGATATTGAGGCTAACAAAGTAGTTCAGCAGCCAGCAGAGCCGAAGCTAGAAGATTTTGATTACGACGATGCGGCCTTTAACAAGGCGACAATCGAGTATCACAGTCAGAAGGCAGTAAGCGAAGCTGTTAATAGTTATCAGACAGAGCAGAAGAAAGCAGTAGAGCAATCAAGCGTTGATGAAGTTGTCAATGCGTTTAACGTCAAAGAGGCTGAATACATAGCCTCACATCCAGAATACTCGGAAGATGTCGTTAACTTACCCCCATTGCCTAACGAAGTTCTGATGGAAGTGTACAAGCATGAGAAGGGCGCAGAAATTGCCCATTATCTATCTAAGCACCTCGATGTAGCTGATGGTATTAACTTGATGAAGCTCGGAGAAATCGCAGCACGGTTGGGAGCAACAAAACCAACTAAACAACCAAGTGCAGCGCCTGAACCAGTTACACCAGTTAAGCCAGGGGCAACGCTCAATAAAGATATGAGCGATATGTCAATGGAAGAGATTTACAATCTGGAATAAGTAGTTTGGGCATGGAGAAATATCATGTCAAACGCATTAAAGAATACCGACCTTGTAACCAAGTGGGCGGTAAAAGCATTCCTTAACAATCTTGTTATGGGTGATAAAGTAGATAGACAGTTAGATGATAGCAATGTCTTTTCAGGGGCAAAGGTAAGCGCATCAGCGAAAATCCGCCGTCCTGTTATGTTCGAGGCGACAGCAAGCTCGACATTCTCAGCTAAAGACGTTGAGGAAGCCATTATTCCTGTAACTGTCAATAATCGACAACACGTAGGCTTCTCGTTTACCGATGAGGAAGAAGCGTTAAATATTGAAGATATAAATACTCGTTATATTGAACCAGCAATGGAAGAACTTGCTCAGATTGTTGAGTCAGCCATCGCTGCGACTTATACCGAGATCCCTAACTTTGTGGGTACTCCTGGTACAACCCCATCAACCTTCCTTGATATTGGTAATGCTAAAGCAGAACTGAGCAAGCTAGGCGTGCCAATGGGCAACCGCTCAGCATTCTGGGACTCAGAATCAGCGCTATCTCTATCAAATGGCCTAAAGGGTGTATTTGTACAGGGTGCAGCTAAGAAGGCTATTGAGGAAGCCTCATTGGGTCGTTACGCTTCATTTGATAACTTCGAGTCTAATAGTCTCAAGTCTCATACTGTAGGCGCAGCAACCGGCACAATCCTTGTGGATGACGCTGGTACAACTAGTGTTACCTATGCGGCTTCTAAAGACACTGATACTCAGACATTGAATGTCGATGGTGTAGCAGATACGTCAACCGCACTAGCATTTAAAGCTGGCGATATTATCACTCTGGCTGGTGTAAACAGTGTTAATCGTCGTACTCGTGAAGATACAGGCGACTTGCAGACATTTACTGTGACTGCTGACTCAATCGCGTCAACTGGTACTACTGACAATATCCTGCTGACAATTGCTCCGCCTATTATCATTAGTGGCGCATATCAGACTGTAACCGCTGCCCCTGCTGATGACGCAGTTGTAACGATTAAGACTGGTACAGCAGCGACATCGTATCGTCAGAACATGGCATTCCATAAGAACGCTATCACAATGGCTTTTGTCCCATTGGATGTTGCTGGTGAAGGCGAAGGTGTCAAGCAAAGTCGTCAGAATTTCAAAGGCATTTCAATCACAGCAACTCGCTGGTTTGATGCTACAGAAATGACGAAGAACTACCGCTTCGATATTCTGTTTGATGTGTTTGTGCAGAATCGCTCATTCGCGGTTCGTATCACTAAATAATCTAATAGGGAGGGTGTAACAGCCCTCCCGCTGATTGGAGAATAATCATGGGAATTAATACACGATTTAATAAAGCTGACTCGGCAACCGGAACAGGTGTAACAATCACTTGGACAGCTAACGAGCCTACAGCATCATCAACGCAGACCATTGCAAATGGTACTGTTCCTACAGTTGCCGAGCTAGGTCAGTACGCAGCAAATAACGAGGCTCAAATAGCTCTTATTCTTGCTGATATTGCGAGTATCCGCACGGCTATGAATGATGGCGA